CCCTTCGGGAGCCGATCGAACTCGGCGGCGTACTTCCGGAACGGCGCCATGATCCACGCCTCGTGCTGCCAACTTGACCAGTTCGCGTACTGCGATGGGTCTAGTTGACCGTCGCGGGTCAAGCCCCACGGCGCCCAGTTCCGGCCCTTGTCGGTCATGTGCCGGTACACGATCCGGGCCTGCCGCTCCGGGTCGAGCATCGCGGACCTCGACCACCAAGCCTTCGAGGAGTGCGCCGACGTCTGGATCTGGAACCACCCTAAGCCTCCTGTGTACCAGGGCGAGGACTCGTCGAGCGACTGCCCGTGCGACTCCCGCATGACGACGGCGTAGGCGGTCCGGAGGTCCTGCCCCCGGAAGCCCGCGCCGTGAAGCACGCGGGCGATCCGGTCGCGGCAGTCGAACGCGGGCGCCGTCTTGACGGGGCCGACGGGCACGGGGGCGGCATCGGCGTCGACGTCGAGGGACGCGAGCCCGGCAAGGAGCAGGGCGCCGAGGGTCGTCGCGATCGTCGCGGCGATCCTGCCGCGCCGGGTAAGGCGGACGGGGCGGCTCACGCTGCCCCCTTGATCTGCTTGCCGTCGAGGTCGCGGCGGTACTCGGCGACGTCGCGCACGAACTCGAGGAAGCGCTGAACGTCGAAGCGCGGATTGGCGACGCGGAAGTCCCGGGCGAGTTCTATCGCCGTCTCCCAGATCACCTGGCACTCGGCGGGCCTCTCGTCGTAGCGGCGCATCTGCTGACCAAGGGTGATTGCGATCGCGGTGAAGTGCTTGCGCGTCATCGGGTCACCCCCGCTACCGCCGCTGCGAAGGTGCGGAGGACCGGAGCAGTAGAGCGCGGCGCGATCGTGAACGACGTCGGCGTGTCGATCTCAGTCGCTGCCTCGAGGTGCTTGCGACGGATCGCGGACTCGCGGCTCTTGTAGTACCCGTGGTGAGTGACGTACGCCGGGTTGATGCAGCAGATGTAGAGAGCCAGCCTTCCATCCTTGCTGGTCTCGAAGAAGTAGGTGCGGGTGTCGTTCATCGGGGTTGCTCCTATCGGGTAGGCGGACGGGGTTGCCCGCTAGGAGAACGCTACCGGACGCCCTCGAGGGGCTGTCCAGTACCCCGCCGCAGGCGGGTCGCGAGCCTCCCGCTAGGAACGGGATAGGGGCACGCTGCCCTAGAGGATGATCACCCGGGGATCGGCTCCGGCCCGCTCCCACTCCGCGAGTTGGCTCATCATCGCGAGCGCGATCGCCGCGTCGATGGACCTCGAGCGGACCCGCTTGTCGAGCCGCCACCCCTGCGGGACCTCACGCACCCCGGCGGAGAGGACCTGTTCCGAGACCTCGTCGTCGCCTTCATGCCGGAGCCTGCCCTCCATGATGAGGTCATAGAGCAGTTGCGAGGCGGGAACCATGCGAACGTGCGACTGGGGGAACATCTCGACCGGGAGACCTTCGCCGTCGAGCCGCTGCGCGACGGGCACCATCTGGAACGGATCGAACGCGATACGCCGGACGTCATACGTCGAGGCGAGATCGCGGAGCAGGGACTCCACCATCTCGTAGTCGAGGAAGCCGATCGCCTCGTCCGCTCGCATGATCCAGACCCGCGTGTTCAGTTTCCCGTCGTCGCCCCATTGACCCATCGCGATCGCCGTCGAGTCGCGCCTCGAGCCCGCGTCCACGGCGATGTAGACCGGGAGCGCCTGGTCGAACTCGACCGCGCCCTCGCACTCCTCCCAGGACTCGCGGGAGACCCACAGAGTCCCGCCCGCCTCATACCACTCATTCCCGTGAAGGCGGCGGAAGACCGGCTCGGGCAGGGAGTCCCGCTGGTCGGCGAGGAACTCCTCCGTGACCCAGGAGGCGGGGTTGGCTTCCTTGAACGCGTCGAGGTCGGAGAGCGGCGTCCCGGGCGGGACGGACCGCCAGTAGCAGAACAGGCGCGGATCCTTGCCTGAAACACCGCGCTCATAAAGTGACCAGAGGGGTCCGCGCTTCTCCGGTCCTGCCGTCGTGATCGTCAGGATCAGGGGCTCGAGGCGGGCTGCCGTGCCCGTCCGCATCGCCTCATACTGCTCGGCGTCCCGGTGCACGTGGTACTCGTCGATGATAGCCGCGTGCGGGTTGAGACCGTGCTGCAGATCCGCGTCGGCGGAGAGAGCCCGGTAGATCCCGGACGTCTCGGGGACCTCCATCACGGAGCGGTAGACACGGACCGCGCTCCGAAACGGCGAGCCCTTCGCCATATCCGCTGCCGTCCGGTAGACCAGGCTCGCTTGCTTCCGGTCGCCCGCGAGGGAGTAGACCTCCGCCCCGAACTCCCCATCAGCGAGGAGGAGATAGAGAGCGGCAGCGGCGGCGAGTTCTGACTTCCCATTCTTGCTAATCGAGGGAGGCCGATGAGAGCCTCCCTGTACCACCGCCGTCCGGTCTTCGGGTCGACCGTGCCGAACAGGGGCCGGATGATCTCCTGCTCCTGCCAGTCCTCGAGGACGAACGGCTGACCGGCCCAGCGGCCTTTCATGTGCTTGAGGTAGCGGGCGCAGAAGCGGACGATCCGGTCCGCGCGTGCCTCGTCGTATGCGGCGCCCTTCGGGACCTTCATGCCTGCACCTGCACGACGACGTCGGGCCGGTCGAGATCCTTCGAGAGCGACGCGAGCATCGACTCCCCGGCGAGTTGCATCAGGCCGAGGCGGAGACGCGCGGCGAGGGTGAGCCCGTACTCCTGGGCTATGCGCGTGTACGCGCTCGCCTCGTCTCGCGCGACCTTGAGTGCCGGGTTAGGCAGGATGCGCCCGTTGACTTGCACCATGACGCCGTGCTGCGCGACGAACTCGCGAGCCTTCCGGTGCGCGTAGGCGGAGTGACACATCATCTCGAGTGCCTCTAGGTCGACGGGCCGGAGACCGCGCGGCGCCAACTCGTCGACGATCCGCTCGAACATCTCCCGCCCCTCGGGGGGCAGGGTCGCGGGGATCGCGAACTCGGGAGCCGCGTCGACGACGGGCGCGGCAGCGGCGGCGGGGACGAGTTCCTTCGCCGTCGGGCGGTGCCCGGTTCCGCGTCGAGCCCGCGTCGGGTCGGCTGGCCTACCCTTCGGCATCGAGCCTCCCCAGGATCTCGTCGCGGATCGTTTCCGCGATCGCTCGAGCCATGAACGGCGGGACGGATCTCCCGATCCGCTCCCAGCGTTGCGCGTAGGTCCCGGTCAGAGCGAAGTCGGCAGGGAATGAGGAGAGGATCCGCAACTCCTCGAGGGTGAACTTGCGGCGCTGAGTCGGGTGGACGACGGACGCGGCGCCGACGATGCCGCCCGTCGCGGTGATCGTCTTGCACGGCTCGCCGACTCGAGGCTTGATCAGGGAGAGGTACTTCCGGTCCACCTGTCCCTGCTGGGTCCGGTCCCAGCCTGCCGCGATCGCGTAGCGGTCGAGGGTTATGTCCTCGCCCGTCTCCGGGTCGAGCGTGACCGGCGTCGCGAGGTCGAGGACGTCGCGGATCGCGTAGCGCGGGAGCCTCGGCGCCGGATGCGGCGGCCTGATCCCGTAACGGTCGACGAGATCGTTGCGGACCCCGACGAAGATCAGCCGCTGCCGCGCCTGCGGCACACCAAGCCACGACGCGTCAAGGACCTTCGCCTCGACCGCATACCCGCACGACCGGAGCGCGGTCAGGATCTCCTTGAAGTAGCCAATCGCCTTGCCCTTGACCAAGCCGCTGACGTTCTCCGCCGTGAAGACTCGAGGCTGCAAGCCGTCCAACAGACGCGCGTACTCGAAGAACAGATCATCACTCCGCTGCTCCCGATCGGAGTACGCCTTGACCTCACCCCAGCCCTTCTCCCGCTTCCCTGCCGTCGAGAATGACGCGCACGGAGGCGAGCCCTCGAAGACGTCGAGCCCTCCGCGCTCGAGCCCGGTCGCCGCGAGGATCTCCTCCGCCGTGACGTCGCGTATGTCGCGACCGTCGACCGGCACGCCGGGATGATTGACCTCATACGTCCGCCGCGCCTCCTCGACGAACTCGGACGCCCAGACGATCTCGAAGCCCGCCATCTCGAACCCGAGGCACGCGCCCCCGCAACCGGAGAACGTCGAGACGACCTTGTAGCCGTTACTGCCCCGGACCTGGGCGACCTCCGACATTGACGGGATCCGATAACCGGCGCTCAGGTCCGTCACGGCTTGACCCCGATCCACGCCCCGAAGTTCAGACAGCGCCAGTAGCAGTCGACGTGCGCCCACCCTGCCCGCTCGAGAAGTTGCACGTTCCAGTCGGCGGTCACGGGGACGAGGACCCCCTCGAGGCTCCGCCGCTTCGCGTTGATCTGCTCCGGCGTGTAGCCGTTCTCGCCCTTCCGCTCGAGGTACGTCTCGACGAGGGTCCGGTCCGCGAACGCATCCGACCCGAGGACCTTCTCGACGAGGAGGAAGACGCCGCCGGGGACGGTCCGCTCCCACGCGTCGGCGATGATCCGCTGCCGGTACTCGATCGGGACGAACTGCAACGTCAGGACCGCGAGGGTCACGGACGCTGCCGCGCTCGGGTACTCGTCCCGGAGGTCGAGGTCATAGATCGCCGCGTTGACCCGATCCTTGAACCGCTCGACCGCTGCCGCACGCATCGACTCGGAGACCTCCACGCCGACGTAGACACACGCGGGGCCGAGGGCTTCCGCGATCGGCTCGAGCGCGGCGCCCCTCGAGCATCCGAGGTCGACGATCGCCGTGTTGGGTTGCGCGAACCGCACGGCGAGTTCCGTCGTTGTCCGCCGCATCTCCTCATAGCCGGGGATCGAGCGGGCGAGCATATCGTCGAAGACCGCCGTGACGTTCTCGTCGAACTCCCAGCGCCCGGAGGCAAGGACCTCGTCCCGGCTCACCGCGACGATCCCGACCACTCATAGCCGCACTTCGGGCAGCGGTGCTCCGTCGGCGTGTCGTCGTCGTAGGTCGGGAAGTCGCTCGGCGGGCCGGGATCCGTCGGCGGCTCGAGCGGCTCGAAGCCGAACTCCGAGACGTCCCAGCCGACGGCGTCGAGGTCGACGAGTTGATCGGCGAGGACCTTCGTGTCCCAGGTCGCGAGTTCAGCGGTGCGGTTGTCGGCGAGCGCGTAGGCGCGGGCCTGCTCGAGCGACCAGTCTCGAGGGACGCGGGTGATCGCGACCTCCGTCCAGCCGATCGTCTTGGCTGCCTGCAAGGTCCCGTTCCCGGCGATCACGGTCGAGCCATAGACGACGAGGGGACGCCGCTGCCCGAACGCGCGGAGACTCCCGGCGATCGCGTCGAGGTTCCGGTCGTCGTGCCGTCGAGCGTTCTCCGGATCCGGCGTCAGACTCTCGACGCTGACCATCTCGACCTTCATGTGTCCTCCCTGGGGAACAGGCGGGTCAGTCCCGCGCGTAGGTGATCGCTCATCGCGGCTGACCGCTCCGCGAGGTTCGCCGGAGTCGAGCGGGCGAGGCGCCCGTACTCGACGGCGAGGGCTTCGGTCTCGGAGACCGCTTGCGCGAGTTGCCCGATCGGGTCCGACGGCGCTGCCCCGGCGAGGACGGCGTCGACCGCCTCGACCGTCAGAGCCCGGACCGCGTCCGCGTCGACCGGGTCGAGCCCTGCCGGGGCGAACGTCGACCGCTCCCGGTTGGCTGCCGTCCGGCATCGCCCGGAGCAGTAGCGGCGGGGGCGCCCCGTCGCCGCTCGAGCGATCGGCGCCCCGCAGAACTCGCAGGCGCTCACGGGATCCAGAGTGCGGGTTCCGTCACGGCGGCGGCGTTCCGTCACGCTGGCGACTTCCGGGCTCGCGCTCAGGGGGTTTGCGGCGCAGGGTTAGGCGGCCTTGTCTCTACGGGGGACCCCCCTACCGGTGTCGGGGTCGCTGCCGTTCGCTCGGGCTCTCGCGGTCGCTCGCGGCGTAGGGGGGAGGGGGGGGTGTTGGGGTAGGGGTCCGGGGATTAGGGGCTCTACGTGGCTCCTAGCGGCTCGAGGGGCGCAGCCAGCCTTCATCGGTCGCGGCTCGAGGCTCGCGCCCTATCCAGTCGTGGCAGGGGCGGCAGAGCGCGGCGAGGTTCTCGGGGTCGAGGAGGGAGCCGCCTCGGGCGCGGGTCTGGATCTCGTGGACGTCGACGGACGCGGCGGCGTGGCAGCGTTCGCAGACGGGGCGGGCGGCGAGGAGTTCCCGGACGAGCGGGACGCGCTGCTCCCGGTAGAGCGCGGCTCGCTTCGCGGAGCGGGGCCGGAGTCGGGTCCGTCGCTCGAGTGGGGTGCGTCGCTCGAGGGTCACGATCCCATCGCGAGGACTCGGAGGTCTACGCCTCCGGCGACGTCGGAGACGACCCAGAGGGTCTCGCCCTTCGGTATCCGGAGGGGTCCGAACTTCTCACCGGCGTAGATGTGAATCCCGTTAGCGAGTGTGACGTCCGCCCCACCGATTGAAACTTTGTGAGAGGAGCCGTGCCACTCGCCGTAGAGCCAGACGGTCGTGCCGTACTCGTCGGTCTGATCGGTCGCGGTGATCGCCTGCCGCGTCGTCGTAACGGTCAGGGACTTGCAGGTGATCTCCATACCGCGACGATGCCCCGCCGGTCACGGGGACGGGCGGGGCATCGGGGGGGAGGGGGCTGTGTTTCAGAACGGGCAGGGTGTGTGATGGAAGTCGAAGTAGTGCGTCTCCCACGCGGCGCGGGGGTCGAGGTCGTATCCGCTCGCGGGGCAGAGGCGACAGTTCCAGGCGCGGGGCTTACTCGAGCGGGGTCGGGTCACGGGAGGTCCTCGAGTTGCTCGATCGCGTTCCAGAGGGCGTCCCTGCCGTCCCGTGTCTCGGTGACGGCGTAGATCGAGGAGAGGAGTTGACGGATCTCGTCGCGTGCCTCTCGACGTCCGGCGATCCGCGCTGCCTCATAGGGGCTCGAGTTCATCGGCCCGTCGAGGAGTCGCGCTGGCTGGTGGGGACGTAGCGGCTGCCTGTTCCTCGACAGAGGGGGCATTGACCGGCTGCCTGGTAGGGCTCGCCGTAGCGGTCGAGGTAGAAGGCTGCCCCAGTCCCGGCGCAGGAGTGGCATGAGCGGTGTCCGTTCTCGTCGGCGATCCACGGGCGGGCGGGATCAGTAGGGGTGTAGGGCACGGGGTCTCCTAAGACAAGGCGCCTGCCGCGTCGCGGCGTTGGATCGCGAGCCGCATGGCCTGGATCCTGTGGATGCTGCAGACGACCGGGAAGTTGGCGGTGCAGAGTCGGCAGTTGTCGATCAGGTCGACGAGGAGGAGTTCCCTCAGGTGATCAGGGTCGGCGGGCATCACCGGAGGTCCTCCTCATCCTCGTCCTCGCGGAAGACGTCCATCAGGTCGTCGGCTCGGCTCGCTGCTACCGCGAGAGCGGCGACGAGGAGCCCGCCGGATGCGCCGATCATCAGACAGAAGACGGCGACCCAGATGAGCGTCTCCACGGCTACCTCCTAGAAGGGTGGGACGTCGTCGGCCCACGGGTTGTCGACTGCCGCCGGGCTCGAGGTCGACCCGGTCGAGCCGGACCGCTTCGAGACGGAGACCGTCGCCCTCTTGAGGCTAGGGGCTATGTCATCGGCCTCGACGTCGAAGACGGTGACCTCGGCGCCTTCCTTGTTCGTGTAGGACCGCTGCCGGAGTCGCCCGGTGATCAGGACGCCGTCGCCCTTCCGGAGCGACTCGGCGGCGTTCTCGCCGGTCTGCCGCCAGACGGTGACGTCGAGATAGCAGGGATCTCCGTCAGTCCAGTTGCCGTTCTCGTCCTTCTTGCGGTCGGACGCGCCGACGCGGAGCGAGGTCACGGAGGTCCCGGATTGAAGGAACCGGACCTCCGGGTCGCGGGTGAGGTTCCCGGAGATCGTGATCGAGGGGAGGGGCATCAGTTGGCCTTCCTGTGTGTCGGGTTGTTGGAGTCCGCGACGCCTGTGACGCGCGGGCCGAGGAGTGCGGCGTGTTCGAGGACGAGACGCGCCTCCTCGGGGTCTCTAGGGAGTCGACGGCGGAGGCGTGACCTCTCCGTCGGTGAGTAGCCCGCCCAGACGCCGTACTCGTCGTGGAGTCCGTCGCGGAGGCAGGGGACGCGGACGGGGCAGTCGCAGCAGATCGCGCGGGCGATCGTCTGCTCGCCGTGGTCGGGCGAGAACCAGAACTCGCGGGCGACCTCGGGGCGTCGGCAGACGGCGTCGTCTCGCCAGTCCCGGTCGCTTCCGGCGGGGTGTCCGGTCGAGTCGATCATCCTCGCCTCCCGTGGGGGGTCGAGCAGGATCGGCGCCAGCGCCACGCGCCGCAGAGAGGGCAGCGGTCGACGTTCACGGGACCTCCCGCACGGCGATGAGGGCACCGGGCAGCGCGTCGGCGGTCTCGTATCGCTTCCAGGCCCGGAGGTCGGCGACCTGGCAGTCATCGACCCAGAGGCGGGCACTCGAGACGGCGTCGAGGACGGCGCGGGCTAACTTGTCGACGTCCGGGCGGACGGCGTGCCAGACGTCGAGGGGCCGGGACTTCGGGCGCGGGAGCCGGAATAGGACCTCGACCGCGACGGGACCCTCGAGGACGTACCAGTCGACGTCGCGTGCCGCCTCGACCGCTCGAGCCGTCACGGTCGTCCGCCAATCCTTGAGGGCTACCCCGGCGACCTCGACGAGATTCGCTCGACCGTTCCGCACGAACGCTCTCTTGGATCCCTGCGGGGACGGGAGCCCGACGACGTCGAACTCGAGGATGCGGTCGCTCACGACGCCGCCAGAGCAGCGCGACGGGCTGCGATCTCGCCGTTGAGGACGTCGAGGTCGTCTTCGTGTATCTGGTACTGCGCCGCGTAAGCCCCGATCTTCTCGAGGGCGGCGGTGTCGGGGGCGCTGCGGATCGACGCGACCGCTCGGTGATGGAGGTCTATGTTCCACGCCTTCCGCTCCGGCTCCCGTCGAGCCCGGACCTCGTCGGCGCTCGCGACTCCGCGCTTCGTGTCGGCAGCGAGGGCAGCGACGATCGCGCGGCCCCAGGCGGAGGTCTCCGCCACCATCAGTTCGGAGTCCCGCGTGTACGGCGTCTTCCCCGGCAGGGGCTCCCAGGCGGAGCCGATACCGGGCGCCGGGTCCTCCGGATGCCGGTACGCGGCGGCGACGTAGACGAGGCGCGGGCCGACGTTCGGGACGTCCTCGATCCAGAACGGGCGCTCGAGGCTCGCGGGCCGTAGAGAGCCCTCGGGGTAGAGATCGCGAAACATGCGGATCCGTTCGGCTACGTCGACGTAGTCGGCGGCGAAGTTGCTCATGTGTTTCCTCCTGGTAGGGCAGGCGTGGTGGATAGGGCAGAGAGGACGGCGGCGGGCTCGATCGCTCCGTCACGGATCGCGGTGACGATCGCGTCGCGCCCGTCCTTCTCGAAGCGGGTCGAGACGTAGGTCGCCCCGGTCGAGAAGCGGACGCCGGGGACGACCTCCCCGGTCTCCGGGTCGATTGCGGTGCCGTCCGGGGTCGAGGCGAGGCGCTCGAGGATGACGCGCTTGTAGGAGTCGCGGACGGTCCGGACGATCTCGTCGGGACGGAAGCCCTCGACCCATCCGGCGAACGCTGCCTCATCGGAGACGACGGGCTTCGGGTTCGGGGTGATCAGGGTCGACTTCGCGACTCGAGTCCCGTCGGGGAGTTCGGCGCGGACGGAGTCGGCGCCTACGTCGTCGAGCGCAGCGGCGAGGGCGGCTCGGAGGTCGTCCTTGCGTGCCTTGGCAGCGTCGGCGATGACGGTCGTCAGGGCGAGGGCGGCAGCGAGGTCGCGCGGGGTCATCGCGTCACGACCGTGTGGCAGTCCTCGCAGACGACGGGCAGGCTCGAGAAGATCCGCGTCTGTAACGTCTCGCAGATCGTGCAGAGCCGGTACTCGAGCCTGTCGATCCCGTTGTCGATCGAGATTGTCAGGTCGGGTGGTCGTCGGTTCACTCGGGGTTCCTTCCGGTTGTAGGGGTTGGTGCCCGGAGCGGGCGGGGGAGGCACCGGCCCGCCCGCCCCGGACGTCTAGCGGGCGTCGCGGCAGGGCATACAGAAGTAGTGCCCATCCTTCTGCTTGTAGATCGTGTTCATCGGGCGGTGAC